TCACGCCACACCTGACGGGGAGGGGATGCCAAAGAACTGGAACTGGCGGACCCGGTGAAGGCGCGCCCAGCCGATGGCGCGTTCCACGCTCTCGGCCATTGATTTTCCGGTTTCGTGGTCAACGCGTGGCTTGCCCGTTTTCTGGTCGATGCCATCCACGGCGCGGCTGTCCAGGTTCTTTCCGATGTAGGTGGCGATGTAGCTGGTTGGTGTGCCTTTTGAGCCGTCTACGTACTCCGCCTTAAAACGCGGAGTTATGTCATCGCCCAGCTCGTGGCGGTCTTCCTGAATGGCAATATCGCAGACGTGGGACACGATGGTTTCAATCTCGTCCGGATGTGCAAAGACCATCATATGCCAGTGCACGGTGCCGTCATGGTGAGGCTCCACCGTGCGGATGCCATACCAGCGCAGGCCGTCGCGGTTCAGTTTCTTGCGGACCGCCGCAAAAAACGTGTTAACCAGGTAATCGCTGGAGTCGCGCATGGTGGCCCCGTTCCATTTGGGATTCGGATGACCGTTCTCTGTTGTGGCGTGGTATTTTGACGGGCAGGTGACAGTCAGAAACACCGCTTTGTCGCCACGGGCTTCGGCCAGAAGTTCCAGCCCCTTCATGGTGGCCATCATTTCTGCCTTACGGTGAACCGGGTTACTTACTCCCGCGTAATACACTGTCTCGAGATCAATCGTGAACCCGTCTTCGTTTTCCAGCATGAAACTTTTCAGGAAATCGCGTGTTTTCTCGCGCTGTGCGCGAAACTCGCTTAACGCGTCCTGGCTCAGATAGGGTGATGTTTTTCTGGAAACCAGACAGGCGGCGCGGAGTTGTTCTTCTCTCCACTCGCAACGTAACAGCCACAATTTGCGTTTCCACCATTCCGCACAGGTCAGGCGAAGGATTGCGCCCGGTAACAGTTCCGTATCCGGATCGCTCTTGTTCAGGGCTTCGTAATGTGGCGGCATGATGTGCAGGCGTAATGCGATACGGGCCAGCATCCGGTAAGCCTTCAACATTACATCCATGGTCAGCTCGCCATCTCTGGCACCAAAGCCATCGCAGAGTGTTTCGAAGGTGCTGCTGAACATCGCCGCCGTCATGGTGGCCAGCGTCTGTATCTGGTGCTTGTTGAGCTGCGGCAGGTAAAGCAAATCGTCCAGGCGTTCGCGCCCGGCAAGGGAGCGATAACCCGGTGTCAGCCAGCGCCCGTCAGTGCGATCCAGACGTTCGAATATTTTGCGCAGGGTCCCGCGCGCGTAGCGTTCAGCCTGCTGGTTCTTTTTACCTTTCTGGCGGTCAGATTCCTGTTTTTTGCGCAGGAAGGAGAGGTGGCGAATAAGCGGATCGCGCAGATAGGATGGCAGCAGGCGCAGCGAGGCCATGGCTTCATCCACCGCGCCGCGTGCCTGCTTTCTGGCGTCTCCTGCCAGTGTGATGGTTTTGTCCTGTTTTTCCTGTGCGTCCAGGCTTTTATTAATCAGGTTGCCCAGCGGCGTGGCGGAGAACGCCGCATCAGCCATTTCCTGGCAGCGCTCGTTCTCTGCCCGGTAGGCATCCAGCCAGGAGGAAAGCGCGGATTCAGGAGCGGGGATCCCCGTTCCTTCACGCCCCACTGCGTGGCGCGGTTGCTGCCAGTCCCTGATGTACTCTGCCGTCATAGTGATTTACTTCGTTATGCCATTCAGGGTGTCGCGGCAGACTGTAGCCAGCCGCTGAATTTCCAGCACGGTGTCTTCTGTGTCGGCATGGCGATGTGTGATGCGGATGCTGTCGGCAATCACATCGACGATTGCAGAGGATGGGCGCTGGTAAATGCCAATAACGGACGGGGTGCCACCTTCAATGCGGTAAAGCCTGTAATTTCCCTCGTGGCTGTCAATCATGTAGCGACCATCAATAACAATCTTTCCGTCAGCGAGCTGCGGTACAGGCAGGGATTTCAGGTACATGTCATAACGTTCACGCACGCGAACGGCAAGATCACGTTCTGTGTTGAGCAGGTATTCAAGAAAGTCGTTGGCGAGAATCATTGCGGCAATCCTCTTGTTACAGATGTGCGAAGGCCTCCCGCCGCAAGGTGCAGGAAAGGCCCGGAACAGGAATTAATGGAGTTTGTTTTGCTGCTGGATGAGCTGCTGAAGCTCGCGCAGATCATCCGCCAGATAACTGAAAACAGCGGATGAATAGAGGTTTGAAAGTTCGCAGCTACGCTCATGCAGCATATTGATGTGCATGATTTGCGCGACGCGTGATGCGCGGGAAAGTCTGCGGTTGATTTCAGTCTGGATGTGACGACGCTCCGCGATAGCGCGGTGCTGTTTGCGGTTTGCCATGGTGTGGCCTCTACGTGTGTAAGTTTTGAAAACTCACCATCCAGAGCTGCGAAACTGTGGGTGGCGAGACGTACGAGGTTCGCAGTACCGGCAAACGCAGAACCCGGCCCGACCGAAGTCGGCCCCGTACGCCCCACCATAATTCTGATGCGAAAAAGACGTGGCGATACAGTACGCACAAAAAAACCGCTGGCGCGGTTGTGCGCTACGTTTGTCAGCGGGCTGCGAAACCCGGCACCCGTTTTATGAGGTGCAGCGGAAATGTAACCTGACTGATTGCGGCATGGCAAGCGGTTTTTTTGTGTGTGCATGTTCTGGTTTCTTAGTGGTTCAGAAAAAAATCAAAAACCTTGTCAATGCGTTGCAGCAGCTCTTGCTGTATTGCTTCCGGCGTTTCCGGTTCGCCTGGCGCCTCCAACGTCGCGCAGAAATCCTCGATTTCATGACGGAGCGTCAGGCGAATGGCGAGAGGTGTGGTTCTGGCGTGCTCCAGCTCATCCAGCAGCGCCAGCACAGCAGACGGCGAGAGCATTGCGCGAAACGCCAGTAATTTTTGAGGCGTTGCCATTCGTTGCAGGTCAGTCGCCAGTTCGCGTAATTCCTTGTGGTTGATGGCGCTCATGCTCTGGCTTCCTTCAGTAGCTGGTTAAACATGTTGGTAAGTGGATTGCCACACCCGAACGGCATCGGGTTTATCTGGTAAGAAAAGCGACCGCCTGTTTTGCGCTCTTTTCTTATGACTGAACCGCTGCGCCAGAGTCGGCGTAACTCCGCATTAATGGCTGTGGTTGGGGTATTCAGTGCTGCGGCGATTTCTCCACCGCTACACCCCGGATTGGCGGCAATATAGTCCAGAATGGTCATCTGCGTGACTCCTGTACCTGTCGGATAAGGTTCACCCGCACCACATTCGTGGCGCAGAAGTAAGTGCCGTCAGTGAGATAGATGTGATGTGCATCCTTTTCTGAACGGTGTTTGTCGATTGTGGTAATCAGGCGTTCGTCGACTTCGTATTCCCGCCCTCTGGAGGTAAAACGAACGACAGGAAAATGCTTAATTGCCATTACGCCTCCTTGGCGTGTGCGAATACCTCCGCGAATGCGGATTGTTTTTACATTTTCTTATTTAATCTGTGGTTTTATTTGTTCTGTTATTCGCCAGTGAAAAAGCGTTCAATCTTTTTTATTGAATGAATAATTCGCATAATCCCAATAGCGCAGGCCACCGAAATAATCAGAACAAGCCATGAGATAAATATACTCATGCGATATTCCCCAGCTTATACGGTTCAATATGTTCCCCGCATTCTGCGGCACAGATCAGCTCGGAAAGTTCGTTAAGTGCATCCAGATCATCAGCGTAAAAAGCTACGTCATACAGACTTCGGATTGCTCTGGTCAATGAGTCACGGGCCGCACGTTCAGCATGAGCGCCTGATGCACTTAAGCGAAAATAAAAACGCTCAAGTGCTTTGTTAATGAGAGTTTTATATTCTTTGCCCATCACAACGCCCTTTAATCTGCTTTCTGTATTTCAGCTTCTGAATCCATACAAATAATTTCGATATAGGGTTCATCGCCATTAACCTGGCGTGCCTTTTCAGCTTCGCTAATGATTTCTCGTACGGTCTGGTACGGAAGTTCCACAAGCAGTCGCGTGCCGTTCAGATAAACGTAAGTGGCTTCGTCGGCTCCGTTTTTACCCGCCGGAGTCACTCCGTCAATAGCGGATGCACGTAATAACAGTTCACCGCGAAAATCAATAAAACGGATAAATACACCTTGTGCATGGTCTTTGGTCATAAAGCACCTGTTATAAATCAGCCTGTTTAATAAAACTTTGCCCGCGAAGCAGACGATCAACCGTGCGAAGTGCTTCGTATAATGTGAAATCCTGCCCGAACTGATTGTCGCCACTGCTTAGAGCAAAAATGCGGTTTCCGGTAAACGGATTGCGTGGGCATTTGTGGACCACGATTCCAGCTTTCTCAATCAGCCAGGCATGCTCGCCGATTTGTTTTACAGCGTGGCCATCCGGTGTTGCGTGCGTCTCGTTCAGGTTATAGCGACTGTTACTACGTGATGCACTGGTAGCGACGTGGTGTACATGGCGTTCTACGCCATTACGAAATTTGGAGTATGGATTATTAGCGTTTTTTTTCATGATGGTGCTCTGTTCATTGTTTTAGCTGTTAGTCAAAGCGTCTTTTAACATCGCCACAAGGTTTACTTCAGGCTTTTCCATTTTGGCGCGTTTGGGGCGGATAATAATTCGACCGTCAGCCAACATCTTTTTGCATGTATTAAGAGGGATACCTGTTATCTCTGCATATTTCTGCAGGGATACATAGGGGGCATTCACATTGATATTGATGGTTATACCTGACATCCCACTAGCCTCTTGATCAGGAAGATTTGTTTTGTTCTTTCTGGGTTAGTTCTAGGCCGCGAAGGAAGATCATGCGCGCCATGTTAGAGGATGAGCGTTGTTCTTTAGCTGCCATTTCATCAATGACGGCTCGCTCCTCGAGGGACAGCCGAAGTGCCAGTCTTGGACCTGTGGCGGTGTTACGCGGAATGCGAGATCTGGTATCGTGAAGAACTTGTTTCATAGTGGTATATTGTGATCATCTAATAGCTCGTGAAATCATTTTGGTATCAAAAAAGATACCTGTCAAGGTTTTTGTATGAAAAATGATATTGGTCAGCGGTTGCGTGAGGAAAGGGAAAGATTGGGACTTAGTCAAGTTGCCATGAGCGACATTGGTGGAGTCAAAAAGCTAACTCAGCTTAGATATGAGAAAGGAGATAGCTTTCCTGATGCTGCGTATTTGGCAGCGCTGTCTCGTTTTGGCCTTGATGTTCAGTATGTTGTGTTGGGAATTCACTCACCTGAAACTTATAACGATGATGAGCAGGAGTTGATTACTCGCTTTCGAGCAGCTTCGTTAGATGTGAAAAACGCGGTGATTGGGGCTTTAAAAGGTGCGATCAGTGAAAAGGAAACTCAGCCATCAGGACGTGAGTTAAATATTTCTGGTGGTAATAACCGTATCGCTGGTCGTGACTATAACGAAACTAAGGGCAGGTGATAGTAGGGAGGTGACATGGCCGTCAACTCAAACGGTTCAAACAATCGCGTTGCTGGGCGTGATTTTCACGAAAAGAATATTCAGATAGAGCGATATGATGGTTCTCATACCGTCAATATCGCAATCCCTTCGAATAATGATGATGACGATCGCCCTTTGCTTAAGGCTCAGCGTAAGGAGCTAAATAGCTTGGTTGCTGCTATTGCAGAAGCTAGCAATACTGAAGCGTTTATTATTTGGCAAAAAGTACATGCGGAGATTGGTGTAGCTGGTATTGATGATATGACAGTAAATCAATATAAAACAGCGGAGAGTTTTCTGCATGCAATGCTTGAGCGATGTAAAGATCATGATGCCTGTAAGGCTCTTGTAAGTTTATTACTACGTAACAGTGAAGACTGTGGACTTCGACAAAAACTTCTGCGGTATTGCCATATCAATTTCGGTACAGGACGTTTAAACGATCTTACTCGTTCTCAGTTACAGTCTGCATTGTCGTGGTTAGAGCAACAATCGGCATCAAGCCACACAGAGAGTTCGACCTTACCAGAAGTCCGACTTCGTGCTTCAGAATTAATCCGACTTTATCCAAAAGAAATAATATTCTTTATCTGCGTAGGGGGTTTGGTAGGCGGTGTCATTTCTAGAGCGTTTTTTAATTTGTAATCTTACTTGAGCTAAATTGAGGTAATGATATGAAAGTTAAAAAGGTTCAACTATTAGTTACTTTTTTATCTATGTTTTCTTTTTCCGCCGTCGCAATGCCTTTTAAAACCATTGAACGTGAGAGTTTCAATGGGGTGTGGCCATTTAATACTGATGAGGTTCAATTACAGTGTCTTGATGGTAATCCTTATGTAATGAATTTTGACGATAATAAGTTATATGCACTTACAGGTTTGGCTCGAATAAAAGGTAAAACATTTGGTGCGTTACCGTTAGATAACAATAATCCATTTTGGCTAGATAATGATGCCGCCCCAGGGTTAAAAAAGAGTCTGGGGGATGTCACTAAGGCTGCATTTGATTTATGTGATAAGTAACTAAAATGTCGGTTCGTAAGATTCCATCAGGTAAATGGCTTTGCGAATGTTATCCCTACGGGGCATCGGGAAAACGCATTCGTAAACAGTTTGCGACAAAAAGTGAGGCGCTCTCTTATGAGCGCCGTTTAATGAATAGTAGAGTTGGAGACGAGTTTCAAGATGGTTCTGGTCCTCGTCTTTCTGAGTTGATTGCTCGTTGGTTTGAGATGTACGGTAAAACCTTGTCCTCTGGTGCAGAGCGCAAAGTCAAACTTGAGGCGATTTGTTCCAGGCTGGGAGATCCATTTGCTTCGCAGTTTGACAAAAATATGTTTGCTACTTATCGGGAAAGAAGGCTATCAGGAGAATGGAATCCCAAGGGGAAGAAAAAACTTAGTGAAGCAACCGTTAATCGCGAGCAGTCATATCTACATGCTGTTTTTGCCGAACTGAAGCGCCTTGGGGAGTGGTCTGGTGAAAACCCCCTGACTGGTATTCGCAAGTTTCGTGAGGAAGAAAAGGAACTGGCGTTTCTGTATGTAGATGAGATTGAACGCCTTCTGATTGCGTGTGATGAGTCACGGAATAAAGATTTGGGGGTTGTTGTCCGTATTGGGCTTGCGACTGGTGCTCGGTGGAGTGAAGCAGAAGGATTAAAGCAATCTCAAGTACTGCCCGGTCGAATCACATTTGTTAAAACTAAAGGAAAGAAGAACCGCACTGTACCGATTTCACCTCAATTGCAGGCTATGCTTCCTAAAAAACGAGGAGCGCTATTTTCACCATGTTATGAGGCTTTTGACGCTGCAATTAAGAGAGCGAAGATCGAGCTTCCTGATGGGCAATTAACTCATGTGCTACGTCACACGTTTGCCAGTCATTTTATGATGCGGGGCGGAAATATTCTTGTGTTGCAAAAAATACTGGGGCATAGCGATATAAAAATGACTATGCGTTATGCGCATTTTGCTCCAGGTCATTTAGAGGCTGCTGTTGAATTGAACCCTTTTGACAATAGAGGGTAA